ATGCTACTGTGTATGTAAAATCTTATATTGGCTGGAGGAAAGAAGATGCGAACTCATAAAGAGTATGAGGATCTTGATACTGCTATTGATCTTGTCATTCATACAAAGTCACCAAACAAATGGCTATTGATTGATCGAGAGACAGGCGAGGTATATCAGGGCAATGCAAAAGGATTTTGGGATAGACTAGATCCAGTGATTAAGGGGCCAAAGTAATGTATACAGATAAGATGAAGATGGCATTTCATTCAATTCGTGCACCTAAAAACTTTTATGTTGAGTTAGAAGACAATGATAACTTTATAACAGTTAGGGCTAAAGAATCGGTTTTTATGAGGCTCTCTGATGACGAGAAGCGTGGGGCAGTTGAGTATATGGCTCGTGTAAAGAAAGCCCTAGAAGATACTGGAACAATAGTCTTATTAGTTAGAGAGGGTGGAAAAGAATGATAGAGTTTGCTTCATTTTTAATTTTTTTATTGTTATTTGTTATTTTGTTGACTTCTACAATAAAATACAAAATAGAGATTTTTTCTTTAAGAAGAGATGTGCTAAGAGCAAACATAGAAAAGAACATAATTGCTGAACAGTTGCTCACTTCTTCATTAAAAGATACCAGTGCTTCAATACAGCAAAATGATGGATTTTTAAAGTTTGTCTCAGACTCAAGAGATTGGGCATTTGAGTACATTGAAACAGTTCAATCTGGTCTGAAAGACTTCATATCTGATGTAGATCCATACATAGAGTACTGGGATACCTACCACGAGGTAATGCAGACACCCTTAGACCTTGGTATGGAAAAGATATCCACATCTTATAAAAGGCTAAAAGAGTTGCTACCAGCAGACTATGGTAAAATTGATACATGATTATTTTAATCTTAGACATTATGGAGGAAAACTAATGGAACACTTTAAAGAGTTAGCACCAGGAATTGTGGTGGCAAACAATATTGGTGAAGGCATGGACTACATCAAGCATGTTGAAGCAAATATTGCAAATGGAACAATGGCTTGGGTTCCACACAACAAGAAGCACATCAAAGAAGATGAAAACAAAAAAGCAATGGATACCATGTACATTAGAAATGTTAGACGATGGGGCCTTCAAGGAGATGAGCCAACGCCTAAAGAGTTAGCCCATGAGTATTTGTTTAATAGATTTGATAGAGACTTTGTACATGTTATTGAGTCGTACATTCAGAGGTATAAGGTTCCCTGCTCACAAAGAGAAGACTATGAGATTCTTAAGTATGGTCCAGGAAACTTTTTTATAGATCATGTTGATGATGGTCTTTACATGACGAGAAAAGTTTCACTTGTCTATTACTTTAATGACGATTACGAAGGTGGAGAAATTCATTTCCCACAATTTGATGTAACTATTAAACCAAAAGCAGCACAGTTGATTTTGTTTCCAGCATCATATATCTATAACCATAACGTAGAAGAAGTGAGAAGCGGTACAAGATACTCGATGGTTAACTGGCTTAAGTAAATGATCAAGTTTAAACGCAAAGAAGAACTTGCCTATGATGCATTTTATTCATGCAATGTCTTTGACTGTAAACTTGAAGCCGAAAAAATATATCCAACAGAATCTAACATTGTTGATGTTTGTATGGATCACTATAAAGAATTAACAGAAAGGCATTATAAATGAAAGATGTCGTGTTATCAACACTAACAGGTTTTGGATGTGGTGTAGTATTTGCTGCATTCAAATTGCCAGTTCCAGCACCACCAGTTTTTGCGGGAGTCGCAGGAATTATTGGTCTATGGATTGGCTTTACAGTACTAACAAACTTCATATCCTAGGAGGAATATTATGAATGAAAAAATGAAAGCACTACTAGCATCATACGGAAGATCAGTAGTTGGAGCAGTTACAGCCATGTATGCTGCTGGAATTACAGATCCAGAGACACTGATTTACTCACTACTTGGTGCAATTGTGCCAGTTGCAATGAGAGCAGCCAACCCAGCAGATACTGCATTTGGCAAGATGCCATCAGTAGATGAGGTGGATGCAGCACTTAAGTCTGCCAAGGTAGTAAAGAAGACTGCTAAGAAGGCTCCTGCAAAGAAGTCATCAGGTGGCGGAAGAACAAGTAGCCAAGTAAAGTAATTTTACTATAGATTGGCAGGCTTGTTTTTGCAGGCCTGCTTTTCTATGTTATAATATTATTGCCTGCCCATATGGGGGGTAAATTAACTTATTCGCTTGAAAGGGGAATAACATGGTAAAAACAGCACTGGATCTTTTTAATGATCCATTTTTTAATACCTTCTCAAACCTTCAGAAGGTGACAACAACAACAAACTATCCACCTTATAACCAGATTAAACTAAATGATACAGAGTATATTCTTTCATTTGCTTTGGCTGGCTTCTCTAAGGATGATGTTTCAGTATCGCTAGACAATCGCAAACTTACAATTAAGGGCGAGAAGCAGGATGCTGAATTGCCAGAGGGTGCAGAGTATCTACATAAGGGAATTGCTGCTCGCAAGTTCACAGATATCTTCACTCTTCCTGAGTTTGTCGAAGTTGTTGGGGCTGAATTCAAGGACGGCATCCTAGATGTCAGACTTGAGAAGCAGATCCCAGAAGACAAACTACCAAAGACTATTGAAATTCAGTAGTATAATGGATAAAATTCCGCTATAAGACTTAATAGGTTTTACAACGGATGCTCCCATGAGGGGAGGGTTAGCAGGAGTCGAATCTTCGTGGCTAATAGACCTGAGCAGTCGTCTATAAACTGCTCACTTATGCTATACTTTTCTTGTGCCAAAAAAATTTCCACACAGTAATAGTCAAGCAAGCCAAGAGTCGTTTGTTCTTAATGTTTTAAAAGAAAAAAGAAATGGTTTTTATGTAGAACTTGGTGGTGGTTGGGCTCAAAAAAATAGCAACACATACTTGCTTGAAAGTGAGTATGGATGGAAAGGACTTTCTTTTGAGAATGATCCAATTAGAGCATATGCTTATAATCTTACACGAAAAAATAAAACACTTGAGTTAGACGCAAGATCATTTGATTATGAAAAATATTTTATTCAGAATAACTATCCAAGACACATAGATTATCTGCAGATGGATATACATCCAGCATCAGCAACGCTTGAGGCATTTAAGAATATGCCATTAAATAAGTATAGGTTCTCTGTTATTACCTATGAGCATAATGGATACAAAGATGAACAGCATAAAGCAATACAGGCAGAGTCTCAAAGAATCCTAACTGAATTGGGATATGTTCTTGTTGTAGAGAATGTTATCTTTCAGGACATAGCCTATGAAGACTGGTGGATTGATCCAAGGTCTGTTTCATATAAAGATTATGAGATTTTCTTAAACAAGAATGTACTTCATACAAAATTATTTGAAGACTAAAATAGTTCTTGTGGAACAATCTGATAAGGGAACGGTAGCCCCTCTCTTCTTGTTTGGCTTTCGCTATCTTTACCAAAATACAAGAAGGAAACAATTGTCCAGCGTGGATTGCCTTCACGGATCTCGTGGATCTTGTGCTCATATGAGTACGAAGATGGGAAGATAAACAGTTGACCAGCCTTTGGTTTAATGGTTACACCAAAATGAATAAACTCTAGTTCTCCTCCAGCGTAGTCATCATTTGGATAGTAGACAAGCGAGACTGTTCTTGGTGTTGCATATGAGTCATCAGAGTGTGCGCCAAAAAATTCACCACTTGAGAATCTTGTAATTCTGAGGCTTTCTCTGGATCTTGGATCTAGGTTCCAGTGGTTTGTATATGAGTTTACTGGCCCACGAAACTCTTTATTAATCTCTTCTTCAGAATAAATCCAGCATGTATCTGCTTTCTTTCCATTTTCTTTTGTATATCTAACATCGTCGAAGAAGTCTTCTCTTACCCACTTACGGTAATTACCTTCTCCTTCTTTAGATTCCCAAAATGATGGGTCGAGAAGTTTTTCTAAAAATGTCATTGACTCTGGCCAAACATTATCATAGATGTGTAAGCCAGGGATTGGCGATGTAAAATAAAACTTGTTACCCTGTAGGTCTTCTGTAAAGCCATTTTTGGCATTTTCTAATTTTCTGCTATCCATTTGTAGTCTCCTTATCGACTACTCAATTATAGCACAATATGCTATAATGATAATATGACAGAAGAAATAGATGCAAAAAATGATAAAAGATTTGGAAAGTGGGCGCTAAGAATTATGGATCATGAAGAGGAACTGAGAAATAATATAGAGAATGAGGATTCTAGCCAGATCGGAAGAGACCCAGACTTTTCTATAACGGCATCTGAGCATGCTATTGGTCTTACAATTATGTCCATGAGGGGTTTTGATACATTTTATAAAGACCAACTAAATAAGAAGTTCAATCATAGACAGTTTAGAACAATCAATAAGAAGATAGTTGGAATTATAGGTAATGGTGGTGTTGGCGGTAGAGTAAAAGACTTTATGTCTACGTTCTATCCTTTAACTCAGGTGTATGCATTTTCTAAAGACGGTCATGATCAAAGTTTTACTATGGATAAGTTTGACTCACTGCTTCCAAAATTAGATATAATTGTAATTGCAATACCGCTAACAGAAGAGACTCATCATATATTTAGTGCAGAAAGAATAAGGGCTATGAAAGATGGAGCGCTTATTGTTAATAGTGGTAGGGCTGAACTCCTAGATCAGGACGAACTAGTTAAACACTTGTATGCGGAAAGAATCTATGCAGCAGTTGATGAGGTAACACCAACAATTTTGCCACAGGATCATCCGCTATGGACTGCTCCAAACTTTATAATGACACCACATATAGGAATAAATGCAAGATAGGAGAGCAGAATGCAACTAGACCCAATTTCAGAAAAAATAGGTACTGGATTAGAAAATATCCGTGTATTCAAAAACTTTATTGAGGAAGAAGATAGAAAGAAGATTCTTGCTTATTGCGAATCATACGGCGGAGCAACGACTGGAAATATCTTTTACTCAATACCACAAAGTCAAGAACTCATAGACTTGCATATAAAGTATACGATCAAGATGTTTGATAACCTATCTGAGTACTATGACGACAAGAGCAAAATCAGATATCCAGACTTCTTTGATTCAGACGGTAACTTTAAGCCAGAATACAGACCAACACTTTCATCAATTCTTGCACATCCAATTGGATCTTTTATGTATCCTCATGTTGACATAGTTGGGTATGTACAAAAAGAAGATGAAACAGTTCCAGATCATTTAAGTAAGTGGTCTGGCCACTTATCTTCAGTTATATATCTTAATGATAATTACGATGGTGGAGAGTTATACTTTAAGGATCACGATATATCTATCAAGCCAGAGGCTGGAGACTACATCACTTTCCCAGGAAATAGGCACTATCAGCACGGTGTAAAGGAAGTATCTGGTGCAGTTAGATACACACTTTCCACATGGGTTAGATTTGAAGAAGCATACGGGAAGGAAATGTATTCCTATGGAATTGAAAAATAAAGGAATACTTATTGTTGCTGGATTAGATATAGGG